GACTTTGATGCTATGCTCCGCAAGACTGTTGGCGAAGGGTTGTATGGCGGGGCCATAAACGCGGCTCTGGGTGTAGATGTTGCCAGCCGTATCGGTATGAACAGTCTGCTATACCGCCCACCAATTATTGATAAAGACCAATCAGCATTCTACACTCTTATAGAACAGTTTGGTGGTCCCGTTGTAGGTATCGGGCTAAGTGCTGAACGTGGCGTTAAAGATGCCGCAAAGGGTGAGTATGTAAGGGCTTTTAAAGCTGTAGCCCCCGCTGCGCTGCGAAACTTAATAAAGAGTGGCGAGCAGATAGCTACAGGTGAGGTACAAACTCGCAGAGGTGACGCCGTTGTTGAAGACATAGGTATTGCTCAGATACTCGCTCAAGCTGGCGGCTTCGCTAACGCTGATGTCAATAGACAATATGACATAAACAAGAACGAACGGCGGAAGAATACTTACCTCGGTAAAAAACGTACATCTCTGCTACGCCAAGCAAACTTAGCGGCGTCAAACGGAGATCGGGAAGGCTACAGACAGGCACTTAGGGATATAAAAGAGTACAACAGTGGGTTGCCGCGTGCTGCACGAACTAAAAACCTTATCCTTCCAAAGACAATCGAACGGTCTCGCAAGGCATTCGATACACGAACAGGTAAGATGATAGGTGGTATTGAGTACACACCACTAATGCGCAGCAGCTTGGAAGAGTACGACCAAGGAATACAACTCTTCAACTAAAAAACCCCCGCTGGTAAGGCGGGGGCATAGTAAGGAGAACGACAAGTGTGTCCGAACCTGTCAAAGGTAGGCTATCACACAGTTCTCCATATGCGAACCCCAAACATTTCGCTTTCTATTCTGACCCGCATTGCTACTTGCCATGATTTTAACTCTGCGACTTTTTCCAGTTGCTGCTTGGCTTTTTCAGTGTCAATGCAAGGGACAAACACCGATGCACCAACAACCATCTTATCCCACTGAATTATAATCTTAACAGTGTCAGGGTTAATATCGTCAGTCTTGAGAGGCTTTTGGTGCAATGCTAAACCCCTCTAACTTCACCGCTATAGTGCGTATGGGGGGCAGATTAAAATTAGTGCCTTTGCTCAGACGCATAGTAACTTTCTTAGCCCCCATCTGTTTCGTCATACCATCCACTGTGCTTATGTAATCTATCTTCTGCTCACCCAACCATGTCTTAAAAGTCTTAGGTACAAGGTACAGCATATTTGTATCTGTTTCGTACCGCGCCACAAACATACCTCGTGGGTTATGTTCTGGAATGACCATAGATGTAACACCTTCTATATCTGGCAATTTCTCAGTGCTTTTAATTTTAAGGATACTACCCCAATGCTCTGTGGCGAACTCGGTGACCAATGTTTGCACAGACGCAGTGCTGTCATCTACAAACGCCTTAACGCGAGTCAAGGTGCCGACTACCCAGTTATATAGTTTCTTTATGTCGTAGTTAATTATCCCTGCACGTTTAGCTGCCAACGCTCCTACAAGTATCGCAGAACACCCCCCAGACCAGAAACGGTTGACGTTAGTCAACCTTGCCTTCTTATCTAATTTTTCTTTTATGCGCTCGTAATCTGCGGCTATCTCGTCTCTGTTTTCTATAACGTATTTCACAAATTCCGGCCCGTAATGCCCGTAGTTGTTCTGAATATCTGTAAAGAGTTTAGCGCCTACACGTAAGTCAACAGGCACCTGTGGCATCTCGTCTGTCCGAAGCTCCAATAGTCGTTGCATTTCGGCTTTAGTATCACCCTTCACCATAGCCATCTGCGCGTACATACTGACGTTGCCAGAAGAAAACGCTAACAAATGCCACGGCTTGCCCCTGACACGTTCGTAGTTGCCGCCCCCCGCCATCCGGTTCTTCTGCGTCCCTTCAGATAACTGATACGCATAATCTGAGGCTTGTCTCCCAAGGATGTTTGTCATCTCGTCCGTGTTGAGGAGCATGTTGTGCATAACTTCAGCCACGTTCATACGAGAGTTAGGTGTGTCTGCCTTGGTCCCCGTCAGCCCACGCGGTTCACCCCATATAGACGTACCCGTGTACATGGCAGTTGTTTTACCAGCACCTGTTTCTCCAAACAGATGGACACCTAGACTGTACAAACCTGTTAGTGGCATGAGTATAGTGCCGAACCCTGCACACACTGTGAACTGCTGTAGCTCCATCCCGTCTTGGTCGTAGAAATCCAGTATCTCCTTGTTACGCTCCCTTGAACCCTTGGGCTTGAACTTGCTTATATACCCTGCGGTTTTGCTTGACGGAGGGTTGTACTCTATCCCGCTGGCGGTAATAAGTTGGTCGCCCAGCACAAACTCGTCCATCTTCTCGTCGTCAACCCACCCGAACTGTTGATGCGCTTCACTCGCTGTGGTGGTTTGCTGTAGCTCTTTTATCCATGCCGCTGTATATAACATAAGTTTATCTACTTCCTTCCCGTAAGTAACTATGCCCTGCATAGACATGTGTTTGCGGAACTCTTCCCTTGAGGTGACCGAAGATAGCGGCACAATAAAATCCCGTACCCCATCTCTTGGCAAGTGAAGCGCAAACGCTATGACTTCTCCTAGCTCTACATCATGTAACCTACGAGTGACGTAAAAATCGTGGTGGTACACGCAAACCTCTTCTGGGTCACCATCTGCGTTCTCGCCGCGTACATACACCCCACCGTTCTGCCCACGGAAGTACGGCTTCGGAAACACAGGTATTTGGTATATCTGTGGAGTATCCTTAGTCATGTCTGTTACAGTGTTATCCTCTGGTGCCGCTGCCCGTATCTCTTTCGTGAGCATAGCAGGTGTGGATATCTTACCCTTGTTAGGGCAGGCGGCACATATCTCAGGGTTGTGTAACTCAAACGTCGAACAGAAATGTGGACCGCCTGTGTCTGCCATCTTATGCAGTGTAGCTTCTAGGCTGTAGTCCTCGTGTTCACTTGACATAAGCGCTGCCGCTTTGTCCCCGTCTTTACATACGTTTGCAATAGACAACCCCGACCGCCATAGATCATGTGATACTGTTTTCTGGTTCTTTATAATGTGGTGTATCTGTCCACACCCAGTGCCTTTACCAGTCTTAACCAGAAGACGCTTGAAGCTACCTTTTTGGTTTTCGTTTATCGCATCTTGGAACGCACTGGTGGTGCTGGCCGTGTACTTGGTTGGTACTGGTATCGGGTCACCGCCAAGCAGAGCAGAGAAATCTTCAAACCCCACAGTGGTAGGAGCTTCTATACCATAAAACGTAACAGGTAGTGGGGGATCATACTTGTAGTTGTAGGTAGAAGGTACACGTAAGATACGTGCCGCGTCAGAAGTAACCGAGGGATCAGCCTTAAAACCACTAGCTGTGCATAGGTTCTTGAGGCGTTCAGCTACTGGCCACCAATCGTCCCGCGCAACAGCGTCGGTTAAAATCCAGTACACGTGTATGCCACGCCCTGAGTTAATAAGTGTAGGGGTAGGTAGACTGTGCTGCGTACAGAAATCTCGCAACTCTGCGATGGCAGTTTCTTGGTCTGCAAATTCTTTGGTAGGCCCACAGTCTAGGTCTAAGAAGAATGACTTCATCCGCATGACGTTATCCGCTACACGGGAGCCAGCCTTCTCATAAGTTCCTAGTGCGTAGAACGCGTTCCAACCATGATCGCTAAGGTCATGCGCCGCGCTTATAACTTCTTCTACAGAAGTATAGAACTTTTGTTGTATTTGTTTAGCAGGGTTATTAGCCCACACACAGTAATAGCCCTCAGAGCCTAATACTAAATCTAAAAATCTTTTCGTTTCCATAGCCACCACTCGCCATTGTAAGGTTAACCACGGCTAAATTAATAGCCGTGGCAGGGGATCGTTAGTCGTCCCACTTATCAAGGATGTCGTCTAAATCACCTTCACCGGAAGGAGCAGGATCGTCTGCTTTTTTAGCAGTTCTTTTTACCGGAGCTTCTTCGTCAAACCCATCGTCTGCCTCTAGCACGTTATTGCTTTTAGGGGCTGGGGCTGGTGCAACCGTGGCCTTTGCAAACGGGTTAGCGTCTTCTAATACAAACCCCCCGTCTACTGCACCGAACGGATTACGTACTTCCATCGGAACGTACTTGATAACCTGTACAGCTTTTAACCGTAAGGACACGTTCTGCTTACCACCAAAGTCATAAGGTATAAGCTGCACAGCGATACCGACTGTGCTACCCGTAGTTAGCTGAAAGTCATCTGGCAACGGTGTGCCTTGGCTGTCAACCTGTAACGGCTTAGTAGTAATCTCACCTTTGTAGGCACCTTTTAGGTTTGCCTTGTGAGTGTACGTACCGTCGTCAGCTTTAACAAACGGATTAGCCAACTTCTGTTCCCACTTAGGTTCTTTGTTGGCGTCATACGCTGCTTTCATCTGCAGGAATAAGGCTTTTGCTGTAGCGCCATCCATACGAAATGCAACTGAAAACTCAGCGCCGGTGTCTCGTGGACTACATGGTACACTACGTTTTACCTTCTGATCGAAGACATACGTCTTGTCGATCTTAGGCCATAGTGCTTCTACGTTTTCGATAATATATTGTTCAGCCAATGTCGTTCTCCTTCTGGCGTTATATGTCTTCGTCTGTACCGAAATCGAACTCTAACTGTTCTTCAATCGGTGTTTCATCTACATCCTGCGCACTCTTTGTAAGTGCTTCAGTCGCAGAAGTTTTATTAAACCGGTAGGTATTGCCGATCTTAATATACGTGGTTTTAGGGATGTGACCCTGCCGAACCCACGCTCGGATTGTAGAGATTGACACAGAAAAATGCTTTGCCAAGTTCTCTATTGGTACAAATGGTTCTGCCATTACTTTTTCCTAACTGAGATTACGTATTCGTTATCAATGTTAAGCCCTTTTGGCATAACATCTGGGTTCTCTTCTAAGAATTGTTTGACGTTAGTCTGGTTCAAACGCCGATCCAAGAACTCGGGCATGTCATGTTCTTTTATGAACTCGTACATGGATTCCCAATCTCCCGTCCAGTATTTCGTTTTCGTAGACCTGAAAAATAAACCCTCAGATGTTCGTACGCTTTCGACATTGTGAGTATCACAGTAGTCTAGTAACGCTTTCTTCACGACATCCTGCTGGCGAACCAACGATCCGTCTTCCTCCTTAAATTTTGCAGACAACAACGCTCTCTCTGACCTTATCTTAATGTAAGCCTTAGTAAGTTTGTCCGCAGGTACGTCTCCATTATCGCTCATATCAACTCTCCTGCACTAACGAGAATTACACTGTAGTACCGAGCGATAGGCTAGTCAAGTATTTCTTTGTATAAATCTATCATTTTTGTGTGGACGTTAATTCTATTGTCGAGAAGTGCGTAAACACGCTTTTCTACAGCAGAGCCTTGAAGCTGTACGACAGTACACGGATGCGTCTGACCTGACCGATGTACCCGTGCGTTTGCTTGCGCGTAGGTCTCTAAGGACGGTGTTGGACCCCACCAGACAACTGTATTGGCAGCGGTTAACGTAACACCGTGTGCCGCAGACTGCGGTTGGATAACCAGAACACGTGGGTTATCGGTCGTTTGGAACCGTTTAAATATATCCGTGCGCCTAGCTACAGGCACGTCACCGCGTATAACTTCTGTGGTAATCCCATCAGTACGCAACTTATCTGTCAGTATGTCAATGGTGTGCTTGAATGGCACGAAGATGAGAACCTTCTGGCTGCTCTCGTCGATCACTTCTCTTAACACTTTATACCGATGCTTGATGTCAAACTCTAAGGTGTCGCCCTCGTCAGTGTATACAGCACCAGCGGAAATCTGCAGTAGCTTGTTCATAATGACAGCGGCGTTCACTGCGGATACTTCGTCGTCACCCACTGTCATAACAAGTTTCTTCTTCAGCATGTCGTAATACTTCTGCTGCTGGCGCGTCAACTCTACCTTACGTTTGACATAGGTCATAGCTGGCAAGTCAAGGCACTGTTTTTTGGTGAAGCGGATGGCAGGTTGTAACACGTTAAACACAAGGTCGGTTGCTTCTGGTTTGATGATCCACCTAAACTGCGTAACCTTGCGCATGACCATATCTCTAAACGACCCAAAGAACCTTGGCACGTTGAGGGGGTTAATCATCTTAGCTAACCCGTAAGCGTCAAGCGGAGACTGTGCGGCGGGAGTACCCGTCATTAGCCACAGCCACGTATCGTCCTTGATAAGTTTGTTTAGTGTCTTCCATCGTTTCGACTGCGCGTTCTTGTAGTGTGTTGCCTCGTCTACGATGATGAGATCAAACCCACCGTTGGCAATCTCCTCGGATACAATCTCTACACCGTCATAGTTTATTATCACAAAGTCTGCACCCTGCTCTATGATTGCCTTGCGTTTCTTAGATGCTCCGTAGGCTATGTCTACACTGCGATGCGGGGCAAAGGAAAACAGGTCTTCGCGCCATGCTGAGTCCATGATTGATAGGGGGCATATAACTAGGACGCGTTTGATCTTGCCCTGATTGAGTAGGAAGTCTGCGGCCCATATGGCACTGGCTGTCTTGCCCGTACCCTGCTCGTTGAAGCAGAAAGACTTGCGGTTCATCGTAAAGAACGCGGCGGTCTTCTTCTGGTGGTCGAACGGCACATACTTACCCGTCCACTTGTACTGCCCTTGGATAGGCGAGGGGACATTGATGTTGAGCTTCTTTAGTGTGTGCATCTCGTCGAGACCCCAGTTAACTAGAACCTCGTTGTCGGGCATCTCTTTGCTTTTGGACACTGTTTCAGTGACACGTTTTGGATTGCGTAACTTTAACAGCAACGCCTTACCACCTATAATCTGCATTTAGTTCTCCTTTCGGGCAACTGCCCGAATTATTTTTTCTTCTTATAGTTACGTGCGCGGTTCTTGCTTGAACTTTCTATGGTCACGCCATCCTTGTTAGTGCCGCCTTTGGACAAGGCTTTCTTGTGACTAACATCTTTGCCTTCACGCTTGTCGGCCTTACCATTGCCATTGCGATCTGCACCTTCTTTATCAACCTTGCGCCGCGCTCGCTGACGTTCCATACGTGCCTCAAACGTCTTACTACCTACAGGTGCGTTGACTTGCTTTTTACGTTTCCTCATTAGTTTGCTCCATTGTGAACACATTCGATTACAGGGCAGTGGCGTCTACATAACCCGTTAGGCCGTGCGTTCCACATATCATCGTCTGCCGCAGTCTGCATCTGAGCGTACTTGCCCAACCATTTTTCCCACAGCTTGCCCTTATCATACTCCATGTAAGTGTCTTTTACCAAGGCATTACACACAACGAACAATAACCCTGCACGTACGGTTTTAATTTGCGGGTACTTTGCAAACAACCCCAAGGCCATCAACTCTAGCTGACCCTTGTCTGCATACTTCGCAGACTTGCTTGTCTTGTAGTCCACCACCCACGCAAGATCGTCGTCAAGTATTACTAAGTCCGCGATACCACGGAACCAAACGTCCTTGGCATAGAAGTCACAGACTTCTAGGTTCTCTGTTACACCCAGCTTTATCTCGCATAGCTTTTTGCCCTTGCGGTTCTTCAGCGATACCAGTGCCTTCTCTGCAAAGGCAAACTTCTTAGGCACAGGTACGTCCGCACCTATGAAGTCCTCGGCCATTTTGTGGAACGCGGAGCCATACAGGATAGCCTCAGTCTGCTTGAACGGAAACTCTTTGAGTATCTTCTCATGGTAGAACTGCTTAGGACATTGCTCAAATGCTTTGATCTTACTGAAAGACCATGGCGATACTTTAGGTGTCATCGAAATAACTTACTCTCCCATTGACATACTTCGTTAATATGCGTGTGTTTTGTAGTAGGTTGAACCATACCAATTTTCTCAACCCAACCTAGCTTTCTCAGAGAGGTCATCATCGCACCCCAAACATTGTGATGGTGTGGGTCGGCCATCCCTTGCGCCCTGCAAAACGCGCAAATCTTACCACCTTCTACATAACGGTTTTTAGCTAGGTAGTTAGCGGCGTTATGGTAATATTCTTTTTTCCAATCGTCGTCCGCATTAACGTAGGCACGTTCTATCTCTGCGGCTATAAACTCATGTCGATCATCCATTATTCACATTCTCCATATGATTTGCCTGTGCCACTCTCACAGGTTATAGGTAATCCTTCAGCCCAATCGGGCGTCTGGCTCATGCACTCTTCCATGTACGCTTGTGCTTCATCTAGTTCTTCGTCA